TCTTCATCAATTAAATTTTGATAAAACGATAGGTTTTTTAGTTCCTCTTGTGTGTATGGCATTTTCTATCTCACAACTTTAAACACGAAATCGTCATCATAGTATTGTACGGTTTCATCGACTGTATTACTTCCACTAATAACTTTAAATTCAAATTTGTAATATCTTTCTGACTGTAAACCATTCATCCAAAGGTTAAAATAGTTTCCTGTTGAGTCACAGCTTACTAATGAGCCTGTACCGTAAGGTATGATAACATCTTCAGTTTGAGTATCTCTTACCGAATAGTAAGTACCATCTCCGCCTATGTTTTCTACACTACCACTAGGTAATGTTTTTACAGTTAGGTATTCTGAGCTAGTGTTTGAATAAGATTTAGTAGGATATTTAGCCCTACCGACTATTCTAAATTTTACTTTTGATTTTTCTTTATACTCAGGTCTTAAACTTTTCATATAGAAAGACAAATCTTCTAATTCAGTTGACGATAATGCTGATAATGAACCTGCGTTCCATTTAGCATCAAACCACTCTACTTCTAATTTTGGTGGATATATTGTATGTGTATTTCTAGAGAAAAATTTGAACTCTCCTAATCTTTCTGAACTTCCCTCATCAGTATTAGTGTCTTCATTATTAAAACTTCCACTTCTTTTAATTATAAAACCATCGTTTACATATGTACTATCTAACCACTTATTAACAACAGGAGTAACATCCATTCGCATATCTGATGTCTCAAATTGAAATGATTGTGATCCGTAGTAATTATCATACCAAGCACCACCTTCAGCTTCAGTTGCTGAACCACTCCAAAAACTTTTATTTGTAGAGCCATCTCTATATTTCCAACTAGCTCCCTCTAATGTTATTGGGCTGTCACCACGCGTTCCTTCACCTTCAACCCAACTAGAGCTTACAGGATAAGCGTACAATTCTTGAGATGTGGTTAAATTTTGAGAATTAGCGTCATACATATTTAAATAAAATTTTGGATTTGTAATAGTTCCGTCTACGATAGAACCTGAAATATCAGTTATGTCAAATTTAATTAAAACACGAGATACTTTTACATTACCGCCAGCAGTGCTCATAGTTTTTGTTACTTCTAATATCTCATCAAGACCAGTATTAGAACTACCAGTTGCCTGATATATGGTTGTATCTGATTCAGGAAAAATAAAATAATTCATTAGTAAGACCCTCCATTAGAATTACCAGGACTTCCAGCCGAATCACCGACTACACGACCTTCTATGTCAGCGTTAGCAAATTTTAACTCAAAGCAACTTGGGTCTAGTGACGGATAAACCACACCACCTTTAGTTGCTGTGGCTGTGTCGTAAACATTTCCAGAATATCCATCTGATTCTTTAAACTTATTGCTTATCAGTACAGGTAAACCATTTGGATTATTATCTTCAGGTGGAACTACAGCAGAAACTCCATCTGTTAAAGATATTTGGTATGCTAAATCGGCTAGTACAATAGGTTGTCCAATTTGCCATTTGTCTATGTTAAAAAAGTCTTTTACTTTTTGTATTGCTCGTAATACAACTTCTTCTTTATTGTATCCACTTTTAGTCAGTAAACTAAAACTAACACCTATATTAATTATAAAAGCATCTTTTATATTTACAGCGTCTGTAACCATTCTGAATTGTGTTAGGTAAGTTTGTATATTTTCTTTAACTGCTTGATTTACATTAGCCAATCTTTTACCAGCATCAAATCCTAATACATATAAGTTAAGTGCTAATGGATTTATAACTCTACTATCTGAGTTAGCTCCTGATTGACTATCTAATTGTGTATCTTGTACAATGTAAGCTTTAGCAACATTACCATACTTTGCGGGTAAAGCATAAATTCTCGTAATATAATCTTCTTTAGTTACAGCTCTTGCTTGTGCTTGAAAGTAAGCTAGAGCGTTATTCTTAACCTCTACTACGCTTTCAACACCTCTACCACCAGACGCGGGTAAAGGATTGTTTACAGCAACAGAATTTTGTGTTTGAGTAACTAAAGCAGTCGATAATCCAGTCTCATCTAATGTTACGTTTGAGAATTGTACATTTCTAAGACTATTAGCTCTAACATTATTACTAACACCACCACCATATCTATATCGAATAGTTAGTTGGGTATTAGATGGAGCTTGTCCATATGCTTTAGTTGCTAAAAAGTTAGAAGGATCGAAAGCCGTATTTAGGTAGGATGGTGAACCTGGCAAAGACGAACCTACTTCATCAGGATTTGGAATAATTTCTTCATCAGGACTATCCGATGTTCCAGCACCAAACCTTATTTCAGTTTTACCATCTTCTCTAATAAAAGTTGTAAATCTTCTTGCGGTTTTTAAAAGTTTCAGTAGATACGGAGCTTGGTCAGCATATGTATACAATTCGTCATCATTGGTTGATAAATTTTCCATATCCGAAAATACAGTATCTTGAGCTAAAAAAGGAACTTCATACCAACTGTTTCCATCACTATCTGTACAAGAAATAATTTCAGTTACATCTGTGTTAGCTAAAGCTATTCTTTTATATTTTTCAGCGTCATTGAATTGAAAATATTCTGTAGTAACATTTCCGCTTGAAGCCTTAATTGATTTTTGTAATAAGTAAGTTACTGGTGTATCTCCAGAGCTTTCATAAATAGAAATATTCATTGGGTCGTAAGAACTTGAAAATTTAAAATTACAATCTTCTGTTGTAATGAAAGAAACACCTGTTTCTGATAAAACTTCCATCCCAGCTTTAATACTTACAGCATAGCTTAAATCAGGATTTGTTTGAAACCCATCTCCTTCTCCTGTAGATGTTGCTGGTACTGTTTGAAATATGTCTAAACCAACCGAAGCTGCTGTTGCTAATTTTGGTTTGTAACCCAAAGATTGTGCCATATTATAAATAGTTTTCTTTTCTTCAGCAAAAGCCAGTAAACTTTCTTTAAACTGATTGTCTACATAGTAGGAAAGAACATCACCCACATACGAAGCCATTTCTATAAACATCATACCTGGAGAAGATTCATTAAAATCATTATACTGATTTGGAAAATATATTTTAGCAAATTCTATTAAATTACTTTTAAAAGATGTAAAATCTTTATTTAGATATCTAACTTCCTTTACTGATTTTTTAGGTGTAGAATATGGCATTGCCTATCTCCTTAATAATTTGTCACATCAATAGATACATTTTCTGAAGAGGTTGTATCCACGTTCAAAGAAAATTGCATAGAAACATTTATAGCGTTATTATTTCTAACAGAAAATTTAGTTTCTATATTATCTATTATTACAAAAGGTAAAAATTCACTCATAGCAGAACGAATAGCTTCTTCTACTTTACTTTCTATATCATCTCCTTCTTGTTCAAATAAAACAGCAAACAGGTTAGATCCAAAATTTGGATTACCTAATCTTTCCCCTTTTCTTGTAAGTAGAAGATTTTCAATATTAGATTTTGTCTGTTCTAAAGATGTTTTTGTTCTATTAAAGAAACCATCTTTGTTGTGATTTAACGGTAACCCTACACCAATATACACATCTTCATTTAAATCGTTTGCTATTACGCTCATCATTTACCTTTTTTCTTATCTATCGCTTTCATTACATCTCTATAATCTCTTGTTAAATCACCCATCACATCTTGTACTGCTTTGTTCGAAGTATCAACACCGGCTGCTTGAGCAGTTTGTATTGCTCCCATTTTCCTTTTGTCTTCAGCACTACCCATCGTATTTCCATAACCAATAGCCTGTGCCATCTTTGTACTGTCAAATGTTCCACCACCCATAGTTGGATATTCATCCATTTCTTCAGCATTAGCTGTTTCATTTAAAATATCATTTAGTACAGGATTTTTTGTATATGAAACTTTTTCTTTAGGTTTGGGTTTTCTTTTAGGAAGAACCTCTACAACATTATCTTCTACTAAAGTAGCTTGTTGAGCCATAGACTTCATTCCTTCCTTAATAAATATCTGTTTAACTTCTTTTTGTACTTCTTGTCTAACTATTTCTTTAATTAAACTAACTAATTTTGATGTTTTAGCCATAACTAACTCCTTACTGTTTTATATAAATATATTAACCAACCATATTTGTTCTATCTTTCTTAACTTTTTCTTTCAATGCTTTAGCCGCCAGCGCAGCTGCTATTGTTGCTGTAGCTCGAGATAAAAAATTCTTATAATTTGTAGTGATACTTGGAACTACTTTAGTAACATTTCTCAATCCTTTCTCTTCATTTTCTAATTGTTTAACCACAAACTCAGCCGCATACCCAAGTGCAGCTGTTAATGGATTCAAAGCAGAAGCTATCACATTAGCTTTTCTACCAGCCTCTGCTGTTTTTTGAGAAGCCTGTAAAGCTTTTCGTATTTTATTTATAGTGTCCATATTTTTGTCAATAGTATCTATTGCTTTTTTAGATTTTTCTATAAATTCTGTAGTTTTTTTTATATTTAATCCACCACCTTTACCCGCTCTCAAATCCTTTACAATACAATCGACATCGTGGTCTAATTTTTTTATATTTTTATTTACTTCGTTTTCTATAAATTCCTTTAGAAGCTTACCAGCTATAGCCATTTAAATTCTCCTAATCCTTTTCGTCTATTATGTATACTGTTTTACTAAAAATGTCAGGCAAATTATTTTCTTGTAACGTTTTGACTTTATCAAACATTACTGTAGCAGCATCGTTTACTTCTTCAAATCCACTTACACTACCAAGAGTATTTGTAAAATCAGTTAAAATTGAAAATAACTTTTTAAATAATTCTTCTGTTTCCTTTCCCTTTAGAACAGGATTGGTAGCGTCAGCGTCTCCTAAATTTATTACCCCATTTTCACCACCTTCTAAAGTAACTGAATAGTTAGAAGACAAGCTGATATTTCTCGTAGCAGAAATGTGAATATCTCCTTTTTTTCCTTTTGCGTTAAATACTAAGCTATCAGAGTTCAACATAATTACATTACCCGTAATGGATGTTTTCCATTTCGCAGGCCACCAAGAAGAATTAGCTGCTGGTATTAAAATATCGTTTTTATTGCTTAACTCACCAGAAGAAATTAGTATTGTAGAACCATCTAAATTAACGTTCTGTAAATGTGGAAAATAATCATCATTCCATTTTCTTCTATCATTGTTTTGTCCATTAGTAATTTTTATTGTTGGAAACCTATAGTCTTCGTTACTACTAAATTTTATTCCTTGACCAAACCTACCATTTATATTTATATCACCTTTTTTTGAAACTAAGGTTCTATTATATTTTGTAATACCGGGCTTAACTACACCATCAATTTTAGCACCAGCAGCTCTATTCATATTTACATTATTTCGTAAGTTCAGAGGTTTGTAGTAATACAATTGTCCACCGTGTGTTGCTACATTCACCACTTCTCCAACTACAGGATAAACCACCATATGCGAGGATAAAGGTTTTATGTAATCGGTAATCTCATCTTCTTTATCTTGACTGTAAATAAATCTAGCTTTGATTGTTCCGTAGTAAAAATAGTTAGGTATTTTCTTATTAGCTTCAGCGTTTATCAACGGTAAGTCTTTTGGTTCAAGAAATACTTCAGTTACTACTGCTGGTTCTATTTCGTAAAACTCAGAGATTTGATCTATGTTATCTTGTAAGATACCGTAAACATCATCGTAAGTTGTAAGGCCTGTTTTGTCTACTTCCCTATTATAAATATGAGAACTTTTTCTATATGCCATTAATTCT